GGCATGGCTGGCACCTGGGGCACGACAGGCGCCTTGCTCTTGGGCTTTTGTGCCAGCTTGTCGTTGGCCTGCTCAATGGCGACTCTGGTTGCTTCGTGCGTAGGATCGGTTTTTCTTGGCATGGGTGTATGCTCCTGTGTCGTTGTCGTCTCTTCTGGGACTGTTAAGCGTCGATCTTGTATGCCCTTGCATACGCCGCAGGTGGTTAAGAGCACATAGGTAGTCAAGGTATCGTTGAGTGCCATGGCGCCACAAACCGGCAGAGGCACACTGCCAGCTTGCGCTGGACGCTTGAAATGCACGACGCCTGGTGTGAGGGCCACAGGAGCTGGTTCTGGTTCTGGTTCTGGCTCTGCCATGTCTGCCAGCATTTCAAGGCAGCCCTTGCATGTTGTATCGCTGCGAAATGTCGTCGTCTCAAGCACACGTACTGTCATGCCACACAAGGCTTTCCCCTCATCTGTGGCGTAATGGACTTTCGCGATCTTCTTAGGCATTACTACTTCCTTTCCTGGTGTTAAGCTCATCTCTTGTTGACGCTGCGTTATATCCATGCCTTGTGCGTCAAGATCATAGATATGGTGTTCCTTCATGAACGCGCCTATACTCATACTGATTACTTCTGGTTCATACTCCTCTGTGTCTTCGTTATAGACTGCTCTGGTTATCTCATAGTCCCCCTTGTCAAAGGTTATCGTTAAGGTTTGCGTATAATCCTTATGGCGATAATCTGTCACCTCGTATTCCCAACTCGCACGCCGTGCCTGCCTGTCAAGCGACATTGGCGTTAGCGTGATTGCTTTTGCATGCATGGTGCTATTCCACCTTGTTTCCTGCCTGCCCTCCGTCTCATGCTCCCCTTATCGTCATACTTACTGATATACTTTAGCGACTTTCTGATGGCAAAAAAAAAAAAAAGAAAGAGAAAGATAATCCCTTACATCTCAACTACTTACGTATCTAAAGTTTACGCTTGACACGCTTATCGGAATTCCCGTAGGATTATGTGACCACGCCCAGCTTAGCCGGCGAGATACGCATAACTCCTTACAATACAAGGCAGTACCGCCTATGCCTACGGCCAACGGCGCACAGACCGCCCCGCGCAGACCGCCATCGCAATCGAGGGCCACGTCCGCCCGCGTTCCACCCGCCTCCCCAAATGCCCCCTGGCGGGACCGCATCATAGGGCTAGAACGGATTATTGGCAGCCAATTATTGGATCACGCGGCCAATTGGCGGGTGCATCCAGCGCACCAGGCGGCCGCCCTTGCCGGCCTGCTGGCGGAGGTCGGGCAAGCGGCGGCGCTCCTCGTCTACCGCAGCGAGCGGCAGGGCGGGCTATGCGTCATTGACGGGCATTTGCGCAAGGGGCTGGATCCGCACGCGGTGTGGCCGTGCCTCATTTTGGATGTCAACGACCAGGAAGCGGACCTCCTCCTGGCTACCCTCGACCCGCTTATTGCCATGGCGAATCGGGATGCGGCCCAGCTTGCCGCCTTACTCGGCTCCTTGGAGCCCGCCAGTGCGGCGGTGGCGGAGCTGCTGGCGGCTCAAGGCGGACCCCCCGCCCCCGCCTCCCGGCACCCGGCGGGGTATACCCCGCCCGCGCGCACGGGGGCGGAGGAGGCCATAGCGCTGCTACAGTCGCGCTTCTGCGTAACGCCTGGGCAGGTGTGGCGGTGTGGTAGGCATGTGGTCGTATGCGGGGATGCGACAGAAGCGGAGAGCTATGCACGTGTGTGCAGGGGCACAGAGGTGCAGGCAGTGGTGACGGACCCACCGTACGGGGTAGGGATACCGTATGAGGGGTTTAGCGATACATTGGAGAATGTAGGGCGCCTCATAGGGGGATTTATGCCGCATCTGGAGGGCTATCCGGTGGTAGCGCTGACCACGGGGGTGCCGGCGATGTGGCTGTATCCGCGTCCGGCGTGGGTGATGGCATGGGTGCATCCGGCGTCGTCGATTCCTGGGCCGTGGGGCTGGGCGGGGTTCAATCCGATACTGGTGTATGGGGCGGACCCGTATCTCAGGGCGGGATTAGGGAAGCGGCAGGATCATGTGGTGATGGTGGGGGATCGTGGCGGCGAGGTGTTGCATCCGACGACCAAGCCGCTCAAGGTGTGGACCTGGCTGGTGGAGAGGATGACCACGGAGCCGGGGCAGGTGATCCTTGATCCGTTTCTGGGGTCTGGGACCTCGCTCATAGCGGCAGAGCACACGGGAAGGAGATGCCTGGGGATCGAGCAGGATCCGGGGTATGTGGCGGTGGCGCTGGACCGCTACGCGAGGGCGACACACGACGTGCCGACATTGCTCCAGGGATAATTTTTTGGGGTGGAACCGCCATGCCAGATGAACCTAAAAGTAATAATACTGAATATAACAGAAAAGGGGATATCTGGGGTGGGAATGTGTATCCCGAGGCGTTGCCGAAGCCGCGACCTGGTGGGCAAAGGCGGCGCTACACGCAGGCGGAGGTGATCGAGGCGCTGCGGCACGCGCGTGGCTTAAAGACGATGGCGGCGCGGCAGTTAGGGTGTGCGCATGCGACGGTGGTGCAGTATTGTCGCAAGTACGCCGCGGTGCAGGCGGAGTGTGAGGCGCAGATAGCGGCGCTGGTGGATACGGCGTCGTTGCAGCTCATTGCTGCGGTGAGCCGTGGGGATTGGAAGGCGATAGAATTTACCTTGCGCACGCTGGGGCGGGGCGAGGGCTATGCTGAGCGCCACGAGGTGACCGGGAAGGATGGCGGCCCGATTGAGCACGCCCATATTCATGTGTGGGAGGAGCACTTGCAGCGGGCGCATGCCCGGATTGCGGCGCATAAAGAGGCGATTCGTTTAGAGCGCGGCATTGAGGGGGTGTATGAGCGGCCTGTTGACACTGCCTGAGCGGGAGTTAGGGCGCTTTGTCGAGGCCCACGCCGATAATCCGCTGGCGTTTGTGGAATCGGCCTTTCCCTGGGCCCAGGAGGGCACCATGCTGGCGGCGCACGAGGGGCCGGATACCTGGCAGGTGCGCTTGTTGCACCAGGTAGGCGAAGCCTTGAGCGATCCGGACGCAGGAGCCCGCTTTGCCGTGGCGAGCGGTCACGGCGTTGGGAAAACCGCCCTTGCCGTCTGGCTGATCCTGTGGTTTATCGCCACGCGCCCGCACCCGCAGATCGTGGTGACGGCCAATACGTCAACACAGCTTGCCACGAAAACCTGGCGCGAGCTGTCCAAGTGGCTGCAGATGTCGATTTTTCGGGACACCTTTACCTGGACCGCGACGCGCTGTTACCACCGCCAGGCGCAGAGCACCTGGTTTGCCGCGGCGGTGCCCTGGCGGGCCGACAGGCCGGAGGCGTTTGCCGGGACGCACGAAGAACACGTCTTACTGCTCATGGATGAGGCCTCAGCCATTGACGATCTGATCTGGGAGACCTCAGAAGGCATGATGACCACGCCAGGCTCCCTGTGGGTGGCCTTTGGCAATCCGACCAGGGCGACTGGCAGGTTCAGGGAGTGCTTTCCTGGCGGCAGGTTCGCGCATAGGTGGCACCACATGCGGGTGGATAGCCGCGATGCCAAGATGGCGGATCAGAAGCAGATTGCTGCGTGGGTGACGGACTACGGCATGGACTCGGATTTCGTGCGCGTCCGCGTCCTCGGTGAGTTTCCCAGGCAGGCGGTAGGGCAGTTTATCTCTGAGGCGGACCTGGAGGAGGCCGAGCGGCGCAGTCCGACGGTCGATCAACTCCAGCCGACAGCCATAGGCGTTGACGTCGCGCGCTACGGGGATGACCGCAGCGTGGTGCTGGTCCGAGAGGGTTCGCAGATTGTGGACATGCAGGTCTACCGCGAGATTGATACGGTCAGGCTGGCGGGCTTCGTGTGTGAGATTGCCGATAGGTTCCGTGGCGTCCCACAATCCCAGGATGGTTATGGCATGGTCACGTATAACAGCAATGAGCCTGTCCTGTGTATTGACGGGGTAGGGCTCGGGGCCGGCGTGGTGGATATGTGTAAGACGCGCGGCTACCGGGTTGAGGACGTGCTCGCGGGCTCGAAGCCGCAAGACCCCACACGGTACGAAAACCTGCGGGCAGAGATGTGGAGTAAGATGCGCGAGTGGGTGAAGACGCGGGCGAGTTTTGACACGCGCACCGCCTGGTACCGGGAGCTGAAAGCGGACCTGGTCTCCATCGAGTATGGCTTTGACGACAAGGGCAGACTGCAAATGGAGCGCAAGCAGCATATGAAGGACCGTGGCTTGATTTCGCCAGACGCGGCGGACGCTCTGGCGCTCACGTTCGCCGTTCCTATCGCTCCCAGGCGCATGCCTCCCCCGTTCAATGGTGGCGTACCGATGCTCCAGGGGCTCCCTCCTGGACTGTCCTGGATGGCGGCCTAAATGAACTATAAGGAGACCGAAATGCCTGACGTGACGACAGAACCCGTCGATATTGCTGCCACCATGCACGCGGTACAGGAAACCAGCCTGCTCCTCAAGGTGGCCCAGGAGATGGACACGCTGGGTGGCCCGGTGCCGGACGCCTATACCAAGGCGCAACTGGCCTTGAACACCTTACTGGCGGTGCTGGCGAGCCACGAACCGCACCAGAGCGCTCCGCCAGTGCCAGAAGAGCCACCGGTGGAGCCGCCCCCTGAAACGCCGCTGCGCGAGCTCGAGTAATGGCTGAGGAGGCGTATACCCCGGACCTGGTGGAATCAGACGCCGGCCTGGGTCGCATCGTGCTCTACGAGGAGCCAGGCGCGAGAAAAGGCATGCCGGCTGGCAACGCGCTGGCGCCCTGTGAGGCGTGTGGGGTGCCCGTCATCCTGGGCGCCCTCGAAGACGGCACGCGGCTGGCGGTGGAGCAGGAAACGCGCATCTACGTGCTCTCCTGGCAGCAGAAAGCGGTCAAGGGCGCGCCGAATCCGCCAACGTTCACACAATCACGCGGCTACCCTGCCCATACGTGCAGGAGGGGGGATGTCTGACAGGCCAGCCCTGGAGGCCTTGAGCGCCTTGCGGCAGTCCTGCCTGGCGCTTGGGGCTCTGCCGCTCACACTGGCGGTGTGTCCACGGTGTACGGCGGCCATCGTGCGCGATCTGGCGGGGCTCTTTCCGCCCAGGCCGCCAGAGAAGGGACCGTACACCCTGGAGGGGTCATGCATCATGGGCTTTACCTTTACCGAGGGACCGCAAGCGGGGTGTATGCTGCACCGCGCTCTGGCTGAGGAGCCCACGCATGGCTGACGAGTACGCCGAAGAGTGTGTGATGTGCGGCGAACTGACTGCCTACGGGTGCGACCACTGCGGGCATACCACCTGTCTGGAGTGCCGCGTCGAGGTTGATGGGTGTCCCATCTGCGACCTGGACGGCGAATGGTGCCCACTGTGCCAAGACGACCTGGAAGACGAGCGTCAGGAGTTGTTGCATGGCTGAACAGAACGGTCGTGTGCTCGTAGACCCTGCCTACGCGGTCTCGGATGACGACACCACCGAGCCGTCCACCACGCGCTGGCCATCGCAAGATGACGACTACCTCTGCGAGTGTGCCCGCGCGCACTGGAACGTGGCCGATGAGGCGGAGAGCGAGTGGCGTGACCGCGCCTTAGATGATCTGAAGTTTGCGCATGGGGAGCAGTGGCATCCCATGCTGCTTCAGGCGCGAAAAGATCGCCAGTGCCTGGTGATCGACCGCTCTGGCACGCCGCTGCGGCAGATTGTGAACGAGGGGCGCCAGAACCGCCTCGGCATTACGGTGTCTCCGGCGGGTGGCGGGGCCACCATGGAGACCGCCAAGACGATCAAGGGCCTCATCCGCAATATCGAGCAGCAATCCACCGCCGATATTGCCTACACCACGGCGCGCCTCTCGGCGGTCTCCATTGGCCGCGGCTACGTGCGTATTTTGCCGGTCTATACCGACGATTTCAGCTTTGAGCAGGAGTTGCGGATCGTGCCGGTGAGGAACGTCTTCAGTGTGCGTCTCGATCCGCGTCACCAGATGCCGGACGGCTCGGACGCCAACTGGTTTTTCGTGGTGGACCGCATGAGCCGCAGTCTCTATGAGCAGGAATACGGCAGGCTGCCCATGGAAAGCAGTGCCTGGGCTGCCACCGGGGACGACTGGCTGACGGCGGACGAGGTGCAGGTGGCCGAGTACTGGTGGAGAGAGTGGCATCCCATGGAACTGGTCCAGCTTGAGGGCGGCATGGTGAAGCCGCTGGCGCGCCTAGAGGCGCGCGAAAAAGCGCAGATTGTGGAGCGCCGCACTGCCCGCGTGCCGCAGGTCTGGACTGCCAAGATTAACGGCTACCAGGTGCTCCATAAAACGCGCTGGCAGGGCCGCTACCTGCCTATTGCGCAGTTTGTGGGCGAACTCTGGGACATCGAAGGCAAAATCGACTACCAGGGCTTAACGCGGCGCCTCAAAGACCCGCAGCGCCAGTATAACTACTGGGAAAGCGCCAAAGCCGAAATGATCGCCCTGGCCCCGAAAGCGCCCTTTATCGCGGCGTTTCAGCAAATTGAAGGCTTCCAGAATTACTGGGCCACCGCCAACACCATGCCACACGCGTATTTGCCCTACCAGCCCGTGGTGGTGGCTGGGCAGGTGCTGCCGCCCCCGCAGCGCCAGAGTGCCGAGGCGCCGGTGCAGGCCATGGTGCAGGGTGCGCAACTCGCTGCCGATGAAATGAAGGCGATTTCTGGCTACTATGACCCGGCCCTGGGCCAGCAGACGCCCGATCAGTCCGGGGTGGCCATCGGCAAGCGTCAAGCGGCGACCAATACCGCCAGTTTTCACTACGTGGACAATGAACGCTGGATGATCCGCCATATCGGGCAGATTCTCATTGATGCCCTGCCCTTTTACTACTCTGGCGAGCGCTCCACGCGCATCGTGGGGGACGACGGGCGGCCCCGGCAGGTGACCCTGAACACGCCACAGCCCTACCGCGATCCGGAAACCGGCGAAGCCGTGCTCTACGATGTCACGGTCGGCAAATATGATGTCACCGTGGACGCCGGCCCGAGTTTTGCGACGAAAAGAACCGAGGCCGTTGCACACATGAAAGAAATCATGATGGCGGCTCCGGATCTTATGCGTGTATTCGGTGACGATTTCATTTCCAGTATGGACTTCGATTTAGCGGAGCATGCGGCAGAGCGCATACGCCGCACGATGCCACCGGCATTGTTACAAGGTGAACCAGGTGCGGACAAATACGTCGCCGCACAGGAGCAATTACAGCAGTTATCCCAGGTTCCGCAGATGCAACAAGCTCTGCAGCAGGCGCAAAAGCAAATAATGCAGATGCAAGAGGCGGTGAAATCCTTATCAGATACAAACTCTCAATTAAATCTGGCGCTTCAGAATAAACAACAAGAGATGGCTCTTGAACAGCGTAAAATAGAGCTAGAGGCAGAAAATAAAGCCTTGCAGACAGAAATAGACAGGCGAGAGGCTGAAAT